AATTCAATCGAATATCGAAAAAGAGCAACAGACCCCGAAAATCCAGTATTTTCGGGGTTTTCTTTATATTCTGAAAATCTATCAGACACCCTCAAAACACACGAAAATGTTCCGGTAACTAACAGGTAACACACAGGTAACTAACACGAAAACAGGTGTCTTGTGCAATACTTTTGAAATCTTGTGCAAGACACATTTTTGCATGAAAAAAGGGCGATTCAATCACCCTTTTCTTTGCAGTATTCAATGATACATGACCGGACATCTTTTTTCGTCCGGCAGTGACAGGAATGACCGTCCTTGAATATGATGTCATATCCGTCGTGCATGTTTCCAGTGATTCCGGAAATCATTTCCCTGTTCTTTTCTGCAACCTGCATCGTGTCGAACATTCCGCATTGGTCTTTTCTGACAAGGTCTTGAATGTATGCGTTGATAGACATTCCCTTGTCTGCTGCGAGCGTCCGGATAATATCTTTCATTCCTTTAGGAACTGCGAGGTTTATTCGTTCATAATGCTCTTTATAAAAATTATTCTTGTATTCTGTTCTGTTCATGACATTACCCTCCATCAAATCAAATTGATTGCCTCAAGTTTGGTCGGGAGTTCAATGTGGGTGTAGACGTTTTCGGTCACACCCTGTCCTTTATGCCCGACAATTTTCTTGATGAATCTCTCGTCAACTTCCTTTTCGGTGAGGAGAGAGATGCAGGTGTGTCTTGTATCATGCGGGCGGTGTCCGTCATAGACAGGTTCTTTTTTCGTTTCATCAATGACGAATTTCCCGAAACCGAACTCAAGCATCAGAGGAATCCAGTAAGAATCATAATAATTCCGGTACTGAAAAGGTTCGTCGTCGGGTGTACAAATCAGATGGTCACATTTCCGGTTCATCCAGTATTCAAAGAACGGTACAATCTTTTCAGCGATGGGAACCTCTCTGATTCCTGCCTCTGTTTTGGATTCTTTCACATAGAACCATCGTTCATCAAGATGGATGTCCTTTTTCTCAAGGTCGAGGAGTTCCCCGATACGGACACCGGAATAAATCATAATAAGGATGACGGTCACATATATGTTTGAATCCTTGATTTCCACAGAATAGAAATCTCTTTCTTTGAAAAAGGTTTCCGGTTGTATGCGTTCGGATTTCCCGCCTTGCTTATATCAACGTATCTGACCATGTCTCTTTTATCTTGAGACACAATCTCGTGAATGACAGCATAGTCATACATGAGACCCCACAGGATTTTCAAGGTTTTAAGTGTGGGAGTATTTTTGCCGGAGTTATCGACGACACTTTGCAGGTGATCCAGTTTGATGTCAACGAATCTCATTTTCCACAGGGGTTTCGATGTGTTAAAAGCAGCCTTGTAACCATTCGTGTCCTTGATTTTTTCAAAATGGATTTCCGACCAATTCTCATATACTTCCTCGAAAGTAATAGTTGCATGGTGTAAATCAAAGGGGTCTTTATTGTATTCCGCTAATGCAGTGAGAGCCTCTTTGCGTGTCGGGTAATATCCGACGGTTATATATAGTTGTTTTGATTTTCCGGTTATAGGGTCAATTTCCCACCCTTTTGTCTTTTTTGCTACATAGGGATTTCGTCGGTTTCCGGATAATTTATAGACCGACCCGAACCCGTTCGGTAGTTTCATTCAATCACCATCCTAAAAAAGAGTATAAAAAATAAAACCAGTGCAAAAAGCACGGTTTTATGGTAGAATGAAACAGGATTCGGATTCTATCAAAATGCTTTTTGCAGGGCATGAGATAAGAGATTCCACAAAGGCGATTCGTGTTGCAGCACGGGTCGTCTTTTTATGTGCAAATCTATTTTTCAGAGCGTTCTTTCACAATTTTCCGATACTTGCGACCGATGGCAAAACAGCCGACACCCAACAGGATGGCAGCAACACCGCCAACAGGAACAGCAAGCAGCAGGAGCAATCCCAAAAGCACAAGCACAACAGCGAGAACCATGAGGATAATTCCGCAGACATTATATGTCCGGTCGGAATATTCCTTTTTCACTGGAGCAGGTGCGTCATAGGATGCGGATGTGTGTCCGTTTCCGGATGATGCACTTTTCATCACATCAGAGACCCCGACGGTCGTTCGACTATACACTGCATTATAAGCAGCCTTTTTCGGGTCATTCACAATCCCCATTCCCTTTTTACCATAAAGAGGATTCACAGCCTTTTTGACCTGCCTCTTTACTTTTCCGGTAGTCCTTGCCTTTATGCTCTTTTTGACATTCGGTTTTCTGACACCGTATTTCATGCAAAACACCTCCATTCTTTTGGACAAATCTGTCACCTTGTACACTTTCCTTACGAAAGGAGGTGAGCAGGATGAAAGTTTTGTTATGGGAAACGAGAACCTCAAAAGGGTTCACGTTGATGGAGTTGGCGAAGAAATCCGGAATCGGAAAATCGACGCTCAACAACATCGAAAACGGTAAGGTGTCACCGACATTGTTTCAACTCGAAACGATAGCGATTGCACTGGAGGTCAAAATCACCGACCTGTTTGAATCCGAATACAAATAATTGTATCACATGACATGTTCCGTGAGCGGGAACAGGAGACGATTTCCACAATTATGGAAATGAACTCCGATATTTCCACAATCATGGAAATATGTGATATGATGTGTTTCGGAAAGGGGTGGTGTTCCCTTGCATTACAAAGAGACTATCATTGAGTTAGTCGGTAAGATACAAAGCGAAAAAGTCCTCAAGAGGATATATAAATTCGTTTTATATCTGTACACCCACGAGACTGGCAGTTGAAAAAGACTGTCAGTCTTTTTTGTTTTCTGCTCTTAAAGAAATGTAATAATCAACAAGTCTGTCAAATGCCTTGATGTCATCATCCGAGGCATACAAGAGCATTTTTATCATATTTTTGCGGGTCTCATTTTCACCCGCCATGATGCGGTCGATTCTTTCAAAAAAGTCATCGTCGGTCTCGACGAACATTTCTCCTTCCCCAGTCGTCAACCACATATAATCAACACTAAATTCACGACAGATCGCTTTTATATTTGCGTCGGTGAGAGAATTTTCACCTTTTTCTATTTTAGAAACCGCTGCCTTTTTGATTCCGAGCCTATCACCGAATTTTTCAAGTGTAAGACCGAGGGTCTTTCGCACTTCCTTGACACGCTCATTCTGCGTCATATAGTTTCACCTCCCTTGTTTTTCTCAAGCATATCACGGTAACTGACAAAAATCAATAAAAAAGTTTCCTCAAGATACAAAAAAGTATTGACAAAGTATCTGCGAGATATTATGATGTATCTACAAGATACAAAACAGGAGGAACAAAACAATGATGAAATCCGAATTTGAATCCCTTGCAGGTAGAAACGTAACAGATGAACAGTACAAAGCAATCGAGACATTATACATGAGTAGCAATCTTGAAAAAGCAGAATTTGTGAAAAGCATCAGAACAATGCTCAAGAGCATCCCGCAGCCGGAAAAGAAAAAGGACATCAAGAGAATGGCTGTGAGAGACCGGAGTGGTTACAGAAAGACACCGAACGGGTGTTATTACCATATCGAATACGTTGAACTGGTGGACATCGACATCAAAACAGGGAAATACATCATCAAGCCACTTGAGGACAAGGATTTTGAACAGTTGGCAAAAGACGGACACGATTTGGATTTGAACACATGGTTTGATTTTGATTATGAGGATTGCATCGACGAGAAGAAAAGACCGATTGAATTGAATTATTAAAGCCGAAACGGGGCAACAGTCGCCCCGTCAGCGTCCGGATGGCGACCGACGCTCTGACGATGGCAAGCCGAAAGACAGCGTCGGAATACCGTGAGAAACATGGCAGCGGGTGAACTTGCTAAAAGGTTCATAGTTGGATGACAGGTTTTCGGTGACTTTTTAAGGCGAAAAGACACAACACGGTAAATTCAGCCGGAACAGAGGCGAGGTCATGAACAGACCGAGAGAGCCTCCACAGGAGGAAACAGGATGCAGGAAATGAAATATTTCAACGAGGGAAATGATTGCGACATCTGCAAAAACCAACTCACGACAGGACGAGACGGAACGGTCGAGGATTGCCGGAGGAGACAGAATGGGTTGTCATGCAGATTCGAGGAGCGTGACATTCGGACATGTCCGGTGTGCGAACATGAGGTTGATCGTGAGGATATGTATTTCACAAAGGATTGTCATGGAATCCCGTTCAGACTGGTGTGTGACAGATGCTATCAGAGAATCATGTCAAAAGGATATGACGGGGAATATTACACAGAGGCAGACGAACAGATTGAGGACGACTATTGAGAGCCGAAACGGGCAGCAGTCGCCCGTCTGTGTGGGATGACCGCCCACGCATTGACAAGGCAGGTCAGAACAGGAGGTCAGACGGATGGAAGTCGGACGTATATTGCCAACCGAGGCAGCAGTCATATTGAATGTATCACCGCAATTCATCCGAATAGCGATGCAGCAAGGGAAACTCCCTATCGGAACAGCGGTGCAGATGTCATCAATATGGACTTATCACATTTCGGAGAAACTGCTTGCAGATTATTCCGGAAAAGACATACAGGCAGAACTTGAGAGAATCAGAGGAAAGAGAGGAGCGTGACATATATGTCAAAGGATGAAAGAAAAGAAATGATTGAGAATATCGCAGAGCGGTTCACACAGATGGATGACGTTGACAAGTCCTATATTGCCGGATATATGGCAGGAAAACAGGAGGAACGTCAGAAATGGGAGCAGCAGGGAAAGACAGCGGTTGCAACAGCATGAGAGTGGGATTGATAGACGTGGATGGTCACAATTTCCCGAACATCCCACTAATGAAATTGTCGGCATGGCACAAACAACAGGGAGACACGGTTGAGTGGTACGAGCCACTTTTCAGCGGTCACATGAACAGAGTGTACATGTCAAAGGTTTTCAGTTTTACACAAGATTATCCATATTTTGTGGATGCGGATGAAGTTATTCGAGGAGGGAGTGGATATTGCATCGAACTGACAGACGGTCGGGAACACTACCAAAAAGAACGAGACAAAGAACTCCCTCCGGAGGTTGAACACATATATCCGGACTATTCCATATATCCGGAATTGACGCAGGACAAAGCGTTCGGATTTTTAACAAGAGGATGTCCGAGAGGATGCGAGTTCTGTCATGTTGGATGTAAAGAGGGAAAGCGATCGCACAAGGTCGCTGATCTGTCAGAGTTTTGGAGAGGACAAAAAAATATTGTCCTATGCGACCCGAACACGTTGGCATGTCCGGAACACATGGAATTATTGCAGCAGTTGAAAGACAGCAAAGCAAGAGTGAATTTCAATCAAGGGTTAGACATCCGTCTCATGAATGAGAGAAACATTGAATTGCTAAAACAGATAAAACTCGAAACGATACATGTGGCATACGACAGGTACACAGACAAGGACATCATTGAGGCAAAAATGAAGATGTTCAAGGAAATGACGGGGTACAACAAAGACAGAGGGAGGGTGATGGTTTATATCCTGTGCAATTTCGACACGACCATTGAGCAGGACATTGAACGAATACAATTTTGCAGATCACTGGAGTTCATACCATATCCGATGATATACGACAAGGAACACGCAGACCCCATATATAAAAAACTTCAAAGGTGGTGCAACAATTTTGTGTTTTGGAAAACACCAAGATTTGAGGACTACGATGCAAGCATAAGGAGGTGAGGAGTACAGTCAGAATCATTCAAAATGAATATGCAGAGCATGAGAAAAAAGAGCAAAAAGAAAGGAGACCGTTGCAGCGGTCTCCCGTTTAGCAGTCTGTGTCAGACGCTTAAAACCTAAAAATATTATAGCAAATCTGACACCATATTGCAAGCATGAAAAAGCGGGGGAAACCCCGTGATTCAAAGGGTTTCAGACCCTTTTGACGACCTTGTGATGGATAGTAACAAGTCGTTTAAAAGTATATATAAGGGCAGCAGGAGGAACGGTGTCAGAATGGCAAAGAGAAAGAGAGGGATGACGTTCATCCCGTATGACTATGAGGCAGCATACAACAAGAGCCTTGAGGACATGCACGAGTTTTTTGTTGAGCAGTTATTCAAGCAGGGGAAAAAGGTTGTATATGCCCTTAAGGAGATACGAGCAGGAGACCAGTTCGAGATTGAGATATATCCGCAGTTCAAGAAAATGGATGAAGTACCTCCGGAGGGTCGGAGTATCAAAAAGGACAATGACAAGGCTCAAAGGAATCTGAATGACAAGAACGCAAGGAAATATGTGGAGCGTCTTATCAATGAGAATTTCACGGACAGGGATTTGTGGCTCACGTTTACATATGACAATGAGCATCTCCCTCCGGACGGAGACATCGACGCAGCAATCAAGAACGTGCAGAAATTCATTCGGCGGGTGAATTATCAGAGAAAGAAAAGGGGTCTCCCGAACGCAAGATACGTCTATGTGACCGCCTACAATCCGACGGAGGAAATCCGGTGGCATCATCACATTGTCATGGATGGTGACATGGACATGGATGTGGTTGAGGGGTGTTGGAAACAGAGCAGCAGGAACGAGGTTCGGAGGCTGCAAAAGGACGAGAACGGTTTGACCGGAATGGCAAAGTATATCGTCGAGGAAAAGAACAGAGTGAAATCGGAGAAACGATGGAACTCCTCACAGGGATTGAGAGACCCCGACATCAAGGTGGTTCATTCCAAGAGACCGACAGCGAAAGCCGGAGGATATAAGAAAATCGGAACATACGTCGAGACCATGAGAAAAGGACACGAGCAGGTTCGTGAGCAGATGTTGAAATGGTATCCGGATTTTGATTTCACGGATGCGGGAATCTATTACAACGATTTCAACTCAATGTTCTACATACGGGCGAGAATGAGGAAACGGAGGCAGCAATGAAAGCAAAAAGAAAGAGAAGAATGAGCAGGAGGAGACGGGAATGGACATATATTGCGGTGATGGTATTACTGGCGATCGCTGTGAGCATAGGTCTGACACGCTCTGTCATGCGAGATGACAAGGAATTTGAGGAGTTTGAGCAGCAGTCACAGGAGTTCGATGCACGGATGCAGAGGATTGACGAGAAAAGAGAGGCATCCGGACAAAATGCAATGCTTGAGCAGGTGCGAACATGGCAGCAGGAGCAGGACACAGAACCGGACAAGTATGCAGTATTTGACACCATGTCGGCAGACTGGGGAGGCGAGGAGGATGGATTCGTGCTCTATGAGATACCGGAGGAATACAGTCGGACAGGTGGCTATTTTCCGGAAAAGATGCAGGTATATACATATTGCGTCTGCAAGCAGTACGGGGTCAGATATGACCTTGTGGTAGCTCTGATTGAGAAAGAATCCGGATATAAATTCGACAAGGTTGGTGATGATGGTCATTCTATCGGGTACATGCAGATATATGAGGAGTGCCACAGAGACAGGATGGAGCGTCTGAACGTCACAGACCTCACGAACCCATATCAGAACGTACTCGTCGGGATTGATTACCTGTCGGAACTGATTGAGAGATACGGAACGATTCAAGATGCACTTGCAGCGTATAACTACGGGGAGCAGGGAGCAAAACAACATCTATGGAAAAACGGAATCTATGTGTATGAGTACAATCAGACCATCATGAGCCGGATGAAAGAAATCGAGGAGGAACTGGAGCAAGATGCAGGTGATTGAGAGGATTCTGCACATGTTGAGGGTCAAGGATTGCAGACATGTGTGTCTGTTCTGCGAATATTATGACATGTGCAAGCAGGAGATAGGCAGCAGGAAAGAGGTGAAAGAGAATGAACATGAGATATGCAATGAGAAGTGAGGACACGGAGCAAATCAATGTCGTGTCATGGGCGAACTGGAACATGAACCGCTATCCGGAATTGAAATGGCTGCACCATGTACCGAACGGAGGCAGCAGGAACAAGCAGGAGGCGGTGAAACTCAAACAGATGGGTGTCAAGGCGGGAGTGAGCGACCTTTGCTTGCCATATCCGAAAGGAATTTATTGCGGACTATACATCGAGATGAAGTTCGGAGACAACAGGCAGCAGGTATCACAGAAAGAGTTCCTCAAAGACATGGCAGAGGCAGGTCATTTCGTGGCGACCTGCTACTCCGCAGAGGAGGCAATCGAGGTCATCAAGAAATATTTATCTCTCAATAGTTGGAGGATGAACGATGTCATGATTGTGATGGGGCGAGCGAGTGGAAAGCAGGACGCAATCGAAAAGATGGTCATGGATATACCGAACAACAGCATCCTCAAGAATGGGGAAATCAAAGAGAGCAAACCGAGAAAGAAATGAGGAGGTGCAGCAGGATGACGGTCAAGGATGTTATGACGTTGCTTGAAAGTCCGGACAGGGTTCGGGTCATCAAGGACGGTGAGGAGATATACAACCAGTATTTCGCAAACATGGAGGTTGACAAGGACATTGTCGCACAGATAGGAGATGCAGAGGTCAAGAGATTCCGAGCAATTCCGGAGATCACTCACAGGAAATACAAGGAACGGGGTCTCATTGCACCGATGAAACCGGAGGAAACACCGGACTATTCTTTCAGAGATTTGCAGTTGTGTATATACCACACAATCACGATATAGCGGGGAGGTGAGGACATGAGGAAAATCATCATTGTGGCAGCAGTCGTTGTCATAGCACTGGGAGCAGGGTTCACATATACACTCTACAAGGTTGGCGAGGGGATGCACCTGCACCGCTGCGGATGGAGACAGCCGGACGACAGAGGTTTCATGTAACAGGTAACAAGAGGATAACAGGAGGAACAGAAAAAAATGAAAATTATTGCAGTTATGTCACCGAAAGGTGGAATCGGAAAGACAACGACATCGGATGCAATCGCCTACATGTTGGGAGAGGAGCAGGAGAAACGTGTTCTCATTCTCGACGGAGACCCACAGGGCGATACATCCAAGACATTCGAGGCATACGAGCCGGAGGGAACAGGAATGAGTGAACTGCTTGAGCGTCATGTGAGCGTAGGCGGGTCATACCGGACAACGGACTTGATAAGACCCACACAGTACAGTCACATTGACATCATTCCTGCAAACGGGTATCTCATGCAGACAGACATGAAACTGCTGCTCAAGCAGGAGGCAAATCAAGTCACGAGGCTGCGGGATGCACTGGAGGAAATATCCGAGGCATACGACTATTGCATTTGTGATTGTGGTCGTCTGCTTGATATGGTGGTCATCAACATTCTACTGGCAGCAGAACTCGTCATTGCACCCGTAAAGGTCGGAGGATATGAAAACGAGGCGATTCACAATTTGCAGGAGCAGGTTGACGACCTGCGGGAAATCAATCCGGAACTCCGAATCAAAGGTCTTGTGACCATGAGACAGAAAAACAAGACATCACTGGATTTCGAGGAGTGGATGAAAAACAGTTCCGGATTTGACATGTTTGTCACACCGATTCGTCGGTCGATTGTAGCGGAAAAGGCATCCATGAGAATGGCAGTCCTCCCGCAGTTTTCAAAGAACTGCATCGTGTCACAGGACTATCGCAATGTGGTTCATGAATTGCTCAAGGAACTGGAGGGGTGAGCATGGGAAAGAGAAAAATCACATGCAACAACAGGTCATGCAAACACCACACTAATGGAGGATGCGACACCTGCATAACACTTGACGGTTCGGGAAAGTGCGAATCGTTTGAAAAAGGTTTTGCATATTACTTTCACATCGTATGGGATGCACTGGACAATAAAAATTTCATTGACATGGTCGAGATTCGCATGAATCCGGATTTGAAAACGGGATTGTTTTATGTGATGGAGTGCTACGATTTGGGATTCAGTGAGATGGAATGGGGAACGTGCCGGATGGTCATGCTCAAGGACGGGAAAGAGGGAAAACCTCTGAAATATGAGGAAATCATTGAGCGTGAGATGAACATGGAAAAGTTTTCCAAGCATCTCGAAAATTTCAACAATGGAATAATGCCACAGATGCAGCGGGAGCAGGATGCAGCAGGGCAGCAGGACACGGAGGAAAAAGAGTTCGGGTGGTTGTCTCCGACAGGAGTTTTCACTGAATCACCGTTCGGAACTCATGAGGAATCAGCAGAACAAATCTGTGAGGAAAAAGGGTTCACGGAGGAATATCGGAACTGGGTAAAAGAAAACAGAGACAATGAAATTGACCACCTCATGAGAGATTTTCTTTCAGAGGTAAAGGGATATTGCTTGATTCACAATCCGTCCGGATATACCGGATATATAGTGACAAACATGAAAAATCTGACAAAGCAACAGAAAGAATTTTTATACGGTTATTTCATGGATATGGGAGACCGATTCAAAGCGGAACAATTCGTTGATTTTGATTAGAGAGGAGATTTGAACATGGGAAACATCATCAACACAGCACCATGTCGATTCTGCGGACAGATGGTGCAGATCGACAGCGAGGAGAAACTGACACAGCCACAGGCAGAGGAACAGGCGACAATGTCCTGCACCTGCGAACAGGCGGTTGAGTATCAGAAAGAAAAACAGAGGAAAGAAAAGGCGATGCAGAACGTCGCTGCATTGTTCGGAGAGGCAGCAGCACCGGAAAAGAGATGCAGTGAGGGCATCGTGAACATTCTCAAGGCAGCAGTCGAGGAAATATACACCGGAGGACTGGCAAAGGTCACTCTGAACCTCCGAGGGGGGGGGTCAAAGCATCTATCTCACAGAATAGCAAAGGCGAGATAAACGTCGAGCGTACAGAGACCAAAAAGCAGAAATTGACAGAATAGGGGAGCGGATGCGTGTGACCGAAAGAGAGATATGCGGGTCATTCCGGAGAGCAGAGAATCAAAAGCAACAGATTCAGATTTTGACGGAACTGACCTGCAAGAGTAAATATCAGATAATCGGTATATTGCTGCGGAATGGCGAGAAAGTACCGAAAAGCATTGAAAACCAGTTATACAAGAGACTGGACGCACTCGACGCACAGATTTTCGAGTGTGAAATGGAATACAAAGAAATCGTGACCGCACTGACGGGAGAAAACAGGAGGAAAGAACATGGCAACAGGATTCAGCGTCATGGACGCACTGAACAAGAACAGCAAGGCAGGAGTTGACGAATCACCGAGAGCAAGATTCCGGACAAAGGACATTTCGATTTTTAAGATGTACCGGAACAAACTCAATTTCTATGATTTGGCAGATATTGAGGAACTGGCAGGAGACATCCTCATGTACGGTCTCAAACAGAATCTTGAGGTTGTATTTGAGCCGAATGAGCAGGGTGAATATAGAATCGTCGCAGGTGAGAGACGGTGGCTTGCACTCAAGCACCTTGTCGAGCAGGGATATAAAGATTTTGAGATTGCGACCTGCAAACTGACCACACCGCAGGACGAGGACGAGGAGCAGGTGGAAATCATCATCGCAAACGCATACCGGACAAAGTCTCTCAAGGATGTCATCGAGGAGGAACAGCGTCTCAAAGCGTGTCTTGAGCGTATGAAAACGGATGGAAAGAAAATCAAAGGATATGACCTCCAGTCCGGTCGCCTCCGTGATGTTATCGCATCAATGCTCAAGATGTCAAAGACCAAGATCGCACAGATTGAGAGCGTCAACAACAATCTGATTCCGGAGTTTCGGGAGGAACTCAACAACGAGCGTCTCACATTCTCCGCAGCGTATGAGTTGAGTGGGATGTCTCCGGAGATGCAGCAGGAGGCACTTGCAAAATACAAGGAAAACGGAGAATTGTCCTATACGGAAATCAAGGACATGAAATCACCGCAGAAACCGGAACAGGAGCAGGATGCAGCAGGACAGCAGGACACCGTGTCAGATTCAGACACAACAGGGCAGCAGTCATCAGAAAACAGCATGAATCCTCCGGAAGAAAAGAAAGCGGGCGACGATTATGAGACACCGCATCCGGAGGGAATCACATCAATCTGCTATTCCTGCACAGAATACGAGACCTGCAACGTAAAGACCGGAACATGTACCTCATGCGACCAGTACAAGAACCGTGCAGAGGCATACAAGACAGACGAGCAGAGATATAACGAGGAGCAGGATGCAATCGACCGTGAGACGAACAAGAAACTCCGTGAACAGGCAGAGGAGGAGAAGATGAACAACCTCCCGTCAGACACACAGGAGAACGGTCAGAAAGTGCATCACATTAAACTGGGAGCGACATTTTTTGAGGAGGTTGCATCCGGAGAAAAGACATTTGAACTCCGAAAGAATGACAGAGGCTATAAAAAAGGCGACATCCTTGAGATGATGGAGTTCAAGGACGGAAAGAACACAGGACGCACCGTGAGAGTGCTTGTGACATATATCCTTGAGGAGTTTGCAGGTCTTGAGGACGGATATTGCATCATGGCAACATCACTCATGAACGAGAACGGAGAACCATTTGACAGAGCAGACCTCAATCAGATCTGTGCAGATATTAGAGCAAATGGTGACGGGTATATTGATGGTGGTGAGGAGTATATCATGATTGAAAATGCAGTCGGAATCATTGCAGGGGGAAAAGAAGATTGAAAACAATATATGTGAAAGTGTATTCGACACAAGAAGCAGAGGAATACGCAAAAAACCTCTACAGAATTTTAAGGGATTGCACACCAGTCATTGCAGATTTGTGTTTGAAGAAAGCAGAGGTAAGGACAGAAACCGTGCTTGTGAAATATATTTCAAATAAAAGAACAGACGGAATGAGATGCGATATACCGTGCGGATTTGGAGAATTAGGAAAAATAATGGCAGGTATGAAACCGTACAAGGAAATAAAAGACGGAAAAGAACTTGTGGATTTCATCATAAAGGAAGAGGAGAGCGGAAAGTGAAAAAAGGACAAACAGTTAAACAGGAGGAACAGGAGAATGAATGAAATCAGACGAGGAGAAATATTCTACATCGCACGAGGGGGGGCGACGAACGGGAGTGAACAATTTGCGGACAGACCTGCAGTTGTAGTCAGCAATGACGAGAACAACAAGCACTCCGGAGTGATTGAGGTTGTGTATATGACGACGCAACCGAAAACAGACCTCCCGACACATGTGACCGTCCGCAGTACCGGACGATTATCCACAGTATTGTGTGAACAGGTATCGTCAGTATCGACCGACCGTGTGAATAACTACATCGGGCAGGTATCGGAGCAGGAAATGAAAAACATCGACATCGCTCTCATGATTTCCTTACAGTTGAGCGGTGGAGAAAAGACATCAAAGCAGTACAATGAGACGATTCAGAAACAGCAGGAGGAAATTGAATACTATCGCAACAAAATTCAAGCGATGCAGCAGTCGTCAGAAGAAAAGAAAACCGAAAAGCCACAGGAGGCAGCAGGAGAGACATCGGAGATTGTTGTGAGGCTTGAGACGGAGCGTGACACATACAAGGCATTATATGAGCAGTTATTCGAGAGGATGCTGAATGGAGGAACAGGAAAGTGAAAAAAGGGCAATTAAAAGCATTATTCATCGAGGCAAAGGGAACAGGTCAGAAATATATCGGTGTAATGATTCAGACAGAGGGCAGCAGTGAACCGGAGGTCATAATCAATCCGAAAGAGAATTTCAATGCAAAATTCGACTATTACATGGCAGCGTATGACGATGATTTGATTCTGATTGCAGCAAAAGGGAAAAAGGACATCAGAATCACGGGAGCAGCAGCGGGAGCATCGTTCGAGGACATCCAGTCACAACTCATTGATGAAAAAGCGTCATCCGGATGGAAAGAACAGATTGCGGATGCAGTGGACAGGGTTGTCGATAAGATGCTGAAAGAAACTCCTCCGGAAACGGAGGAGGAGAGACAGAACTGCGAGACCATGAGAGAGACAATCAAAGGAATGTTCCTCACGCAGAGACGCTCAAAGACAGAGGCAGCGTTCATCACCGAGAATATTGACAGATACGAGGAATTATTTGAAATCTGCATGAATGGAGATGATGCACAGTTCAAAAAGGGCATCACGGAATTGCAGAAAGCACAGAATGAGTATATTTTGCAGAAAGAGAGGGAAAACGGATGAACAAGGTCATTTTGATGGGTCGTCTCACGAGAGACCAGAATGTCAGATATTCACCGAGGAATAATTCACAGGAGGAAATGGCGATCGCACGATACACACTTGCGGTTGACCGCAGAGGAGCAAAAGACGGGCAGCAGTCAGCGGATTTCATTTCCTGCGTTGCGTTTGGACGAGATGGAGAGTTCGCAGAAAAATATCTCAAGCAGGGAACGAAAGTGGTTGTCACTGGACGGATTCAGACGGGGTCATATACGAACAGAGACGGTCAAAAGGTCTATACCACGGACGTGATTGTCGAGGAACAGGAATTTGCAGAGAGTAAGAAAGCAGCAGGGCAGCAGGACGGGAACAACGGAGGGTATTCGGACGCAGGTGACGGTTTTATGAATATTCCGGACGGAATCGACGAAGAACTCCCTTTCAATTAGGTGCGGAGGAGGATGGAGACATGGGATTCGTGGAAAAGGTGAAAAACGTCATTTCAAAACTGCGGGCAGCGGGAAAGACAGAGAAAGAGGTGTCTGAAATCATCGAACAGGCAGCAGAGGCAGCAACGGTCTTGAAAAAGACGGAATCTCCGGAGCATCCGGAGAAAATCAAGGCAGCAGGAGGAGAAAACCTGCAAGATGCTCTTTTGAAAGTGGGAATCAGTGCAAAAGAGGCATTGACCGCATTTGAGAGCATATACAGACTGAGGAGGCAGGAAAAGTCGAATAATTGGAGGAAATATCATGGATTGCCTCTGAAAAGGTCAAAAGGAGGAAAACGACGTGGAGACAGAAAAAGAAATGACAGCAATTCAGAAAACACAGGTATATCTTGAGAATTATCGGGAAATAGAGCGATATATCAAGGATGCAATTTCGGAAGTATCACAGATTGACGATGTATCAAGATATAACATTTCGGCAGAGAAAGCGTTCCTCCAGTCCATTAGAGAGTGCAAGGCAGAGACGGTCATTCTGTTCGAGCACATGAAAAAGGCTCTTGCATCGTTGAAAGAGGATGCAGAGGCAGCAGGTGAGGGGTACAAGTACGACGCACTTGAGGCAGTATATATCAAAGGCAAGTCATACGAGGATATTGTGAGGGAGACAGGATGCGGAAAGAACTCACCGAAAAAGTGGTGCAGATCAATGACAGAACGTCTCTCAATCAAATTATTCGGTGCAAAAGCAATCGAAAATGACAAAATCGGAGTGAAATGAGAGTGAAAACGGGGTGAAATGAGGGTGATTTCGGGGGTAAAAAGTGGGTGAACAAAAGCAAATATAAACGTGCTAATATGATAACGTGAACAGTTGAGTGAGCGATTGCAGAGATGCAGTCGCTTTTTTCTTGCCTGTTTGCCCTCCTGTTATATGCGGGCAGCAGGACACTATCATGTGCGATGTATGCCCGCCTCTTGAAAGACATGAGAGGCAGCAGGAGACCGATGGACAGAGAGGAGTGAGCAGTGTGTTATTGAAAGCATGTAAGGGATGCGGTCGCCTTATCCCACAGGCATTGACCATGTGTGAGCAGTGCGAGGCAAGGCAGCAGTCAAGGCATGTGACATATAACAATACACGCAGAGACCCACGAGCAGCAGAGTTCTATCTGTCAAAGGAATGGCGGGAGTTGAGACCTGTCATCATGAGTGTGTATGAGTATGTGGATATATATGCTCTGTATGTTGAACATCAGTTGATAACACTGAAAGATTCAGACCCCATCCACCACATCATAGAACTTGAGGAGGACTGGGAGCAGAGGTTGAACCCATTGAACTTGATACCCTTGAGCCATCGGACACACAACACAATCACAGCACTATATAAACAGAGCAATGCAAGCATGAAAGCAACACAGACACAGTTGAGGTCGTTGATTGATTACCATTTCAAAGAGGCAGGGGGATATGAAAAAGTTTTATGTGACCGTTTCTTAGTCGCACCCCCTCTTTTCTTTGGAGAAAACTCCCCACGAGAAAATCAAGACACAGGGGAGTGACGAAAAGGTGTCAGAATGTGACACGAAACTCGTGAACACTGGACGGAAAGGGGGTTGATGCTGCATGGCAGGACAGAGACAACCGACCGATTTGGTGGTCATGAAAGGGAAAAAACACCTCACAAAAGCAGAGATTGAGGCGAGAAAAAATGCAGAGGTGGTCGCCCCAAACGACAAAGTCAAGCCTCCGGCATATTTGACACCGGAACAAAAGAAGAAATTCCGGAAATTGTCAAAAGAACTGCTTGCAATCAAACTCATTGCGAACGTGGATTGTGATGCACTGGCGAGATTACTGATTGCACAAGACCAATACATCGAGATAACGGACAAAATCAGAGAAACTCCGTTGATGGTCGATGTTCCGGTCTATGAGATGCGAGAGAATCCGGACACAGGAGAACAGGAACGTGTACAGGTCGGAACACGGGAGGTTGTGAACGGTGAGAGGGAGCGTCTCATGATTATACAAGACCGCTGCATGAAACAATGTCGGCAGGGGGCATCGGATTTCGGAATGACGGTCAGCAGTCGGTGTCGGTTGGTAGTTCCGAAAGCAAAGGAAACAAAACCGGAGAACAAATTCGCCAAGTATGCGAGTTCATAAATGGCAGCAGGGGCAACAGTGACCGACCGTTGCACACAATACGCTCTTGATGTCGTTGCAGGTGTCATCGTTGCAGGTGAATATGTCAAACTGGCATGTCAAAGGCATCTTGACGACCTTGAAAAAGCAAAAGCAGCACCATACAGATTCTATTTCGACGTTGAAAAGTCCGAGGAAATCATCAATTTTGCGGAAGAATTAACGATCGCAGAGGGTGACGAACAGGAGAATGTGACAGCGTACCCGTTCCAGTGTTTCATTTTGGGGTCATTGAACGGGTGGAGGACGAAAGAAAAGGGTCACAGACGGTTCAGAACGTCCTATGTGCAGTTAGGCAGACAGAACGGAAAATCGTTCATCAACGGAATTTTAGCGTGTTACTATGGCAATTTTGACGGGTACAAATACGGAAAAATCTTTTGTACTGCGACAAAACAAGACCAAGCGAACATTGTTTTTGATGAAATTGTAAAATTCATCAATTCCGACGAGGATTTGTCGGAGTGGTTCAAGGTGCATGAGCATAATCACACGATAGATTGTCTCTGTACACATTCGGAAATCAAGGCATTATCCGGAGATACCAAGTCACTGGACGGACACCGTGCATATTTGGGAATCGTTGACGAATACCACGCTCACAAGACAAATCAGATGTACAAACTGCTTGAGGGAGGTATCAAGAAATTAAAATCCGCACTGATCTCCGTCATAACGACAGCGGGGTTCGATTTGAAATCGCCTTGCTACAAGTTATATGAGTATTGCTGCAATCTGCTGAAAGGTGTGTTTGAGAACGACAGTCAGTTCGTGTATATAGCACAGTTGGACACAGCGGATGACCTATACAAAAAGGAGAACTGGATAAAAGCAAACCCGATTCTCGAATATGACGAGGATGCACTGGAGAATCTCGTTCCGATTGCGAACACTGCCCGTGATATGGGCGGGGAAGATTTGCGAGATTTCCTCGTTAAGCAGTTAAACATGTGGATGCAGTGGTCAAACGCACTGTACATCAAGGACATTAAAGACTGGAAACGATGTGCAGCATTGCGAACGCTCAAGGATTTCAGAGGCTCAAAATGTTATGTCGGAGTTGACCTGTCGTCCGGAGGCGACTTGACATCCATCGCAATCGTCATCCCGTACATGGTTGACGGTGTGAAAAAGTATTTTGTGCATACTCACTCATTCATACCTGCGAGCAGAGTGGACGAGCATATCAAGACGGACAAAGTTCCGTATGATGTATGGATTTCAAAAGGTCTCGTGACAGTCACGGAGACACTGGGAGGAATAAAGACAGATTACAAGTACATCATCAAGTACCTTGAGGATTTAATCAAACAGAATGATTTGAAACCTCAACTTGTGTGTTATGACCCACACAACGCATCTGCGTTCCTGTCAGACCTTGAGGCACTGGGATTCGATTCTGTGGCAATTACACAGACAGCAAAGGAACTCAATGACGCAACAGTTGATTTCAGACTGGAGATAAAAGCAGGAAACGTCGTGATTGAGGGAACAGAAGTCGGAAAAGGCAAGGTTGTTCCGTTCGATGAACTGCTGACGTGGTCGATTGCAAACGCAAAGACTATCTCGAACAGTTACGGTGAAATCAAAATCGACAAGGCACTCGACGAGGACAGAATCGACCCGATTGACGCAATCATCGACGCATGGAAAGCAGCAATGAAAGAGGAGTACAAGCCGGACACAAATGAGGTTGTGAATGAATGGCTTGAAATGTATGAGAAATACATGGGGAAAGGCGGTGAGAAAGAATGAACCCATTTAGAAAAATAGCAAACAGTTTGATGAACTGGTGGAAAGGTGAAACTGCACCGGAGGTCAGTGATTCAACGGAACTGACAGGCGGGGTGATGACGCTCAACTCACCGTCATTCCTTGAGAGCATGGGTTTAAGCAGGAGGAGAAAGACAACATCAGAGGTGACATATTTCACATGTCTCAAGATGCTGTCGGAAACTCTTGCGAAAATGCCTATCAAATATTATCAGAGAACGGACAAAGGAATCATTGAGGCAGAACAGACGGACACGTCGAGACTGCTGACCAAGAGACCGAACCCGTTCATGACACCGACGGTATTTTGGAACACAGTGGAAATCAACCGCAATCACTACGGGAACGCTTATGTGTACATGAGAAAGAAATTCATCCGGAAGAAATACGGAGGAGAGGTCAAAATTCTTGACCTGTGGGTGATGCAGTCGAATTGTGTTCAGATTGTTGTGGATGATGCAGGCATATTCGCAGGAAAAGGACGCTTGTGGTATGTCTACACAGACCCGACATCCGGAAGTCAGTATGTATTTGACACGAGTGAGGTCATGCACTTCAAAACATCATTCAGTTTTGACGGTGTGACAGGTTTACCAGTTCAGCAGATTCTCCGTGACACGATTTCCGGAGCATCAGCGTCACAGAGATATATGAACAGCCTATATGAGAGCGGACTGACAGCAAAAGCGACGCTTGAATATACGGGAGAGTTGAATGATAAAGCGAAAGAGGCACTTGTGAAGTCGTTCGAGGATTTTGGCAGCGGAGCGAGGAACACAGGGAAAATCATTCCCGTACCGTTAGGGATGAAACTGACACCACTCGACATCAAATTGTCAGATTCACAGTTCTTTGAATTGAAAAAATACACTGCATTGCAGATCGCAGCAGCGTTCGGTGTGAAACCGAATCAAATCAACGACTATTCAAAGTCGTCCTATGCAAACAGTGAGTTGCAGCAGTTGTCTTTTTACGTTGATACAGAACTGTTCGTCATCAAGCAGTATGAGGAAGAAATCAACTATAAAATGCTGACGGACGAGGAACAGGATGACGGTTTTTATTACAAATACAATGAAAAAGTTCTTTTCCGGACAGATTCAAAGACACAAATGGAATACCTGAAAAACGGTGTCAGTGGCTCAATCATGAAACCGAATGAGGCACGACGCAAACTTGACCTCCCCGATGGAGAGGGTGGCGACACTTTACTTGCAAATGGCAGCATCGTTCCGCTGACAATGGCAGGAGCAGCATATCAGAAAGGTCAAATCGAGCAAGAGGAGACCGAAAAACCGGAGCAACCGGAGGAAGAAACAGAGCCGGACACAGAGCAGCCGGACACAGGACAACCGGACGAAACCGACGAGGCAGAGGACGAGGAAGAACAGGAGGGAGGTGAATAATCATGGCAAAGAAAAGACGTTTTGATTTCACAAAAAAGAATAAACGCAGCGGAAAAGTTGAAAATGTCGGCTATTTGGATTTGGAACAGGACGAGGAACAGAGCAGATGTTCCTTGTATTTCTACGGTGACATTGTATCAGCAACATGGGAATCCATGTGGTTCGAGGAGGACAGATGCCCGCAGGACATCGCAGATTTCCTCAACCAGTTGGATGGGTATGAGGACATCGACATCTATTTCAATTCCGGTGGCGGTGATGTATTCGCAGGACTGGCAATCTATAACCAGTTGAAACGATACTCCGGACACAAAGTCGGATATGTTGATGGAATGGCTGCGTCAATCGCATCTGTCATCATGTTCGCATGTGATGAACTGCATTTTGCGACAGGAGCACAGGCGATGATTCACAAGCCTTTATGTATGGCATGGGGCAACGCAGACGATTTCAAAGAGGTCATCAAACAACTTGATTTATGCGAGGATTCAATTCTCGACGTTTACGAGGAACACTTGAAAGAGGGTGTGACGAGAGACAAAATCAAGTCTTTCATGGCGAAAGAAAAGTGGTTCAGCGGTGCAGAACTGGCAGAGTATTTCGACGTTTTGATTGATGAAAAGGCAGCAGTCGCAGCGTGTGCATCAGATTATTTTGAAAAATACAACCATGTTCCGGAGAGCATCAAAGGAACAGCCACAAAGGACATTGTCGATGCGGTGCTTGCGGAACTGGAGAACAGGAACAATGCAGCAGCAGAGGCAGAGAAACAGAGAATCGAGGCAGAAAAGCAGGATATTCTTGCAGACCTCGACATGTATGGAATTTAAGAAAGAGAGGACATGATTCATGAACAAGGAAATGCAGAAACTGTTGAAAGCAATCAACGACAAAAAGAATGAGGTCAAGAGCCTTGTGAACGATGGAAAACTCGACAAGGCAAAGGCAGCAAAAGAGGAACTCAAAGAGTTACAGGAAAAGTTTGACCTCCTGTTCGATTTGGACGAGGAGGAACATGAGGAGATCGAGGACAAGGTGGCGACGGGAACAGCAAAGACCATCGGGGCAAAAGCAGACAAGAAAAACCTCGTGAAAGCGTTCGTCAATATCGTCAAATGCGGATTCTTAAAGAGAGAACCGGACGAGGGAGATGTCAAGGTGTACAAGGATGCGTTAAGCACAGACACCACAAAGGGAGACGATGATGAAATGGGAATCGGTGTCACCGTTCCGGAGGACATCAGAACAGACATCATCGAGTTAAGACGTTCAGAGGATAATCTGGAGCAGTATGTCAATGTGGAGGGAGTGACCACAAAGAGCGGTTCTCGAAACATTGAGGTCGATGCAGATTCCACTCCGTTCGACAATGTGGACGAGGAGGCGGATTTCCCCGACATGGATGAGCCGAAGTTCAAAAAGATTGTGTATGCAATCAAGAAAAAAGGTGGCATCTTAAAAATCACCGCAGAACTGTTTGAGGACACCGCAGCCAATGTCATGGCATACATCAACAAATGGATTGCCAAGAAAACAAAGGCGACAAGAAATGCGATGATTCTCAAGGTTGCGGACGAGATGACAAAGGGAAAAGAGGTTGTGATTTCCACAATCGACAGCCTCAAGGACGTGTTCAACGTGGGTCTCGACCCTGCTATCACAACCGGAGCAATGGTCATCGCAAATCAGAACGGGTACAACTACCTCGACAAGTTAAAGGATAAGGATGGAAAGTACATTTTGCAGCCGAATCCTACACAGCCGACACAGATGATGTTGTTCGGTAAATATCCGATTGCCAAGGTGTCAAACAGGACTGTGAAATCTGAACCAGTGTACTCACCTGCGTTCACAATCTCCGGTAGCAAATTAGCAATCGACGGAACAACCACAGCAATCGACGCATCAGCAACGTCCGACGTAACAGCATGGAAAGTCGTGAAAGGAAAGTATGTTGTAACTTGCAAAGGACAGGAGCAGGAAACGACAGTCGATGCAAAGGTGTCCGCATACAAGCATCCTGTGTATATGGGCGACTTAAAAGAGGCTATCACATTATTTGACAGAAATGTCATCACAATCGACATGAACGACAAGGCAGCAGGTTTGTGGGAGAAAGACATGACCGGAATCAAGGTTCGTGACCGTTTCGACGTGCAGCCTGTTGATGATGGAGCAATCATCAAAGGCAACATCACGGAAGTTGTGCAGGGATAAGAAATGCAGCAGGGCGGGAACACCCGCCCTGTGATTGAAAGCAGGTGAATGAAATGACGGACGAGGAAAAGAAAGAGTATAGAGACAAACTGGTTGAGGACTGCATGAAATACAATCACATCGACTATGACGACGACAAGGACATTGTCGAGACTATGGTTGAGGCGATTGCATCAGAGGAATTGATGGAACTGATTCCGAATTTCGACCCATACAATTTGACCGCCCGTCAGAGATTGCTTGTATATTCTTTCGTCAAGGAATTGTATGACCACAGGGAGAAGTATCAGAACGGTACACAGCAACTCACAAATGCGGTCTCAACCATGCTACTCAATGAAAAGTATGGAGGGAGCAGTGAATGACCGGACGGGTGAAAATAATCAGAGTGACCACAGAAATCAAGGAGGGCAGGAAAGAACCGACCACAGAGGTGTTTTATGAGTGTTGGTGCGATGTTCAGAGTTTGGGAACAAATGAGAAATACACAGCACTGCAAGCAGGTCTTGAGAACACCATTGTTTTCAAGGTTCGGAATTGCAAGCGGATGAAAGAGGTCAGAAAGAAAATGAAAGAGTTCTATGCAGAGTATGACGGAACACGATTCGACATCTATGACGCATCACCGATGTTCACAGATAACGGATGGGTGCTTGTGAAATGTCGTGCGGTTGCATAGGTGTCACATTCTGACACGGAGGTGAGGACATGAAAATTGACATTGAGTTCAAAGGACTGGAGGAACTGGTAAAAGCGTTTGAAAGTGCTGCATCGGATGAAGATATTGCACAGGTGAATAAAACGATCGCTGAAAAAGGAGAACCAGTTGTACAGAGAATCATGTCCGGAAAAATCCCAAAGTCAAAGGACATCAAAAAAAGTGGGCGAGGGTTCGGTTCAAAATCATCAGTGTCCGCACATGCAGCAGATGAAATCCCTATCGGGAAAGTAAAGGTGAACGGTACGGGAGCGACAGCAGATGTCGGATGGGAAAAGAACACACAGGACGAGGGCGGTCATTTCTACGTCCGTTTTATTAACTGGGGAACGATTTACAGACCGCCACAAGAGTTCATATATGCAACAGGCAGGGAGGCAGATGCAGAACTGCAAAAGATAGCAGAACAGGAATATCAAGCGTATTTAGACAGGACAGTGGGGTGATAAGCATGGACAGCAGTCCGGACATCATAAAAGACGCATCAGACGCACTCAAGCCGATAGAGGACAGAGGAATCACCGTGATGCAGGGGTGGTATGACAAAGACCTCAACAAATGTCATGTGACATTGTGGGATTTGGGCGAAACCGATGATAATTTTTCGGATGATGATGCGGAGGGAGTGACACTTTCCTTGCAAGTCACCATTTTCTCAAAGGAGGACGAGGTGGAACTGGCAAGGGAAATCAAGTCTCTCATGAAAGAGAATGGGTTCTCATTCGAGGGGAGAAACGGAGACGATTCAAAACCGGAGGATGGAATCTATATGAAAGCACAGCGATTCACAAAATATTATGAAAGCGAGGAAAAATCATGAGCGAAACAGTAACACAGGTAAATGAAACCACACAGCAGATTGTAAGGAGCAGAACTTGCGGTCTGAAAGATTTCTACATCGCACTGGTGCAGAGCAATACTGCAACAGCATACACAGCCGGAACTCCGGTGAAATTAGCAAGGGCAATCAAAGCGAAAATTGATGAAAAGTGGACAAGTGAGAAAATCTACTCCGACGATAACACCGAGGAGGTCATCACCTCATACGAGGGAACAGATGTCGAACTGGAAATCAATGCTCTTGCACCGCAGGACAGAGTGATTCTGTTCGGGCAGTTGTACGAGAAAGGATTCTTGAGAAAGTCATCTGACGACAGAGCACCGGAGGTCGCTGTCGGATGGAGAGAAAGAAAACTCAACGGAAAATATGAGTTCAAGTGGCTTTATGTCGGAAAGTTTGCAGAGGGTATCAGCGAGGAGGCAAGCACTAAAGAGGGAAAACTGTCACCTACAACCAAGAGCATCAAGGGCAGTTTCTACGAGCGTAGCATCGACAATCTGTATGAGGTATCTGTTGATGAATCCAACCTTGTAGCAGAGGACACGGATGCAGCAACAGCAATCAAAGACTGGTTCTCAAAAGTGCAGGAAGCACCGGACGCAGCAGCGTAAAACAAGAGAGGATATAACAGGAGGATAATTCAATGAATAGAAAAATTATCGTGAATCATAAAGAGTTCAAAATGGAGAAAATGTCTGCGGACACATACATGGAATATCTCGAACTTGCAGAACAGATTGACGCTGCGACATCCGAGAGAGCGTCAAAAAGATACTCACGACAGGAAATTGAGGCGATGATGTTGTTCATCTGCAAAGCATACGGAAATCAGTTCACGGTTGACGAGTTAAAGGACGCAGAGAGCGGACTGGATGCAGCAGGAATCGTCATCGAGTTCAACATGATTGACATGGGAATCGCAGAGGAAATGAACAAGAGAATGGACAAGATGATGAAAAATTTTCAGAGTGGCAAGTGATTCCGGAAATAACAATCACTTGCAGCACAGGAAAAGTATTCATCAATAACATAACGGTTGAGCAGTACAAGAAATATGCTGCACTCATGGAGAAAAACGGTTCGGACAAAATAACGGATGCACTGTTTTTCAACAAAAGAATTATTCAAGAGATATTCGGAAACAGGATGTCTCTCGATGAACTGGGTGAGGTGGATGTCATTGAATTTCTGACAGCATCAAAGGGGATTCATTTCATCATGCAGGATATTGTTTCCGATGCGTTGCTGAACATTGTCGAGACAGAGCCAATCGAAAGAGAGACATCTGCGTTCGACGAATATGACCGTGAGAATGGGTATGAGGACGAGGAGCAGGAAGAACAGAACACATGGAAGATATGCGGAGAAATCGTTGACCGTGTGACAAAAATTGCGATTCGGCTCATGCGGGAATCATACGGGCAGTGCATGAAAGAAAATATCATTGAACTGCTGAAATATCTGAAATTTGAACTTGAAACGGTGAACGAGAACACATAACACAGAGAGGAGGAGAACCGATGGCACATACAAGCGTGAAGATTTCAGCAAATTCGTCTGATTATCAGTCACAAATGAAATCCGCTGCGTCACAGATGAAAGTGTTATCCAGTGAGTTCAAACTGGCACAGACGCAAGCAAAAGCGTTCGGTTCGGCAGCAGACCAACTCAAGGCAAAAGCCGAGAGCCTCACTCAAAAAATCACTCTGCAAAAGAATATCGTTCAATTAAACAGTGAGCAACAAGCAAAACTCACACAGAAACTTTCAGACCAAAAGACAAAGCAGGAGGAATTGAAAACAAAGGTCGAGGCAGCAAAGAAAGCCTATGAGGATTCAACAAAGGCGACCGGAGCAAATTCAGAGCAGTCAAAGGCACTGAAAGAGGAACTCGACAAACTGGAGCAGGAATTTAAGGCAAACGAGACAGCAATCGGAAAGACGGAGACTGCTCTTGCAAATCAGACCACAAAGACGAACGCATCAAAAGCATCACTCGTTGAGATGGAATCTGAACTCGAAAAAGTAAACAAGGAACTGAAAAATCATAAACTGAATGAATTTGCAAGCGGTTGTGACAAAGCAGGACAAAAGATGGAGAGTTTCGGAAAGAAAATGTCCGTCGTTTCTGCGGGAATTGCTGCAATAGGAGCAGCATCAATCGCAGCGTTCAAGGAACTCGACGAGGGATATGACACGATAGTGACAAAGACCGGAGCAACCGGAGAGGCACTGGAGGGATTGACCGCATCTGCGGACAATGTTTTCGGAAGTATGCCGGAGGACATGTCAACGGTCGGAGAGGCTATCGGTGAAGTAAACACGAGATTTCATTCGACAGGAGAGGAACTGGAGAGCCTGTCAACGCAATTCATTCAGTTTTCGAGCATAAACGGAACGAATGTGACACAGTCTGTTGACCAAGTGGACAAAATCATGAAAGCGTGGAACATAGACACATCACAGACGGGGAATCTGTTGGGATTGCTGACATCAAAAGCACAGGAGACAGGAATTTCCGTTGACAAACTCGAAAGTTATGTACTGGATAACAATTCAGCGTTCAAAGAGATGGGGTTGTCATTACCACAAGCAATCAATTTGATGGCTCAATTCGATGCGAACGGTGTTGATTCTACGACAGCACTGGCAGGACTGAAAAAGGCATTGCAGAACGCAACAGCCGAGGGAAAGTCAATGGATGTCGCACTGGAGGAGACAATCGGCAGCATTAAGAACGCAAAGACGGACACAGAGGCTTTACAGATTGCGACAGAACTGTTCGGGAAAAAGGGTGCTGCGGAAATGGCGACAGCAATCCGAGAGAACAGAATTGACCTCACAAGCCTGTCATCCTCAATGTCAGAATATGGAACGACGGTCGAGGACACATACAACGGAACACTCGACCCGATTGATAATGCAACAATAGCGATGAACAATGCAAAACTGGCATTGTCAACACTGGCGACAACAGCACAGACCGCAGCAGCACCAGTCATCGAAAAGGTGACGACAAAGATTCAAGAACTGACAAAGTGGTTCACCTCTCTTGACGAGGGGCAACAGCAGACAATCATCAAGGTCGGTCTTGTGGTGGCTGCGGTGGGTCCTTTAGCAATCGGATTCGGAAAAGTAGCACAGGGAATATCGACGACAGTGAAAACAGGTCAACAGTTTGCATCGTTTGTCGGAGGAATCATCGCAAAGATAACAGCCAAGACAGCAGCAACCGCAGCAGGAACAGCAGCAGACACAGCAGGGGCAGCAGCGGAGGCAGCACATACCGCAGCAACAGCGACAGCGACCGGAGTGACTGGAGGAATGACGGTGGCACAGACCGCCCTCAATGCAGTCATGAATCTGTGTCCGATTATTTTAATTGTGACACTGATTGCAGGACTGATCGCAGCAGGAATCGCTTTATATAAAAACTGGGATAAGGTCAAAGAAAAATTATCCGAGTTGTGGAGTAACGTCAAGGAGAAATTCAACGCAATCAAGGAAACCATAACGGGAGCGTTCTCGAAAGCAAAAGAGGCGGTCACGAATAAGGTGAACGAGATAAAAGATTCGGTTGCGAATAGTGCAGTCGGACAAGCAGCGACAAAGACGTTTTCAGCGGTGAAAAATACTGTCACAAAGTTCATGGGGGCAGCAGTTGACACCGCAAAGGAGAAACTGGGGAACATGAAAACCGCCTATGAGGAAAACGGGGGCGGTATTAAAGGAGTAGTTGCAGCAGGATGGGAGGGAATCAAAGGCTATTACACAGCCGGATTCACGTTCGTTGATAATCTGTCGGGAGGAAAACTGACAGAAATCAAGACAAAATTCTCCGAAAAGACATCGGAAATCAAGACGAAAGTCTCCGAGGGTTGGGAGAATATGAAAACGACGGTCACATCCAAGATGACCGAGTGGAAAACAAACGCATCAAATAAACTGACGGAAATCAGAACCGATTTCACGACGAAGATTTCCGGAATACAGTCCTATGTGTCAACCGGATGGTCTCACATGAAATCGACGATTTCAACGACGATGCAGCAGTGGAACACAGATGCGAGCAACAAACTCCTGTCACTCAAGAATGATTTTACAAACAAGGTCGAGAGCGTAAAACAGGGATGGTCAACGAGGTTTACAAACATCAAGGACACAGCGACGAATCTCATGGAGACCGCAAAGACCAATGTTTCCACAAAACTGGAAAATA